CAAGGGCATAAAATTCATCTTGCATAATACTTTTATCACCAACTTTAGATACATCTCGTGTGACCACCACTTCATCTTCTTTTCTAATGTGTTTAGATAAGTGGTCTAATAAATTATCTAATTCTTTGTATTCATTACAAACTGTTATTCCGTAACTAATCTTCAATTGTATTCTCCAATATGTTTGCTGTGTCCTTTTCTTTGTTAATCTTCTTTGCAACTCCCTTTACTTGCAAACTATTTAAATTATCATATTTTGTTTCAAGAAATACTCTATTCATTCTACATTTTCTTAACAAGTATGTTTTAAATATAGGTGTTCTTTTTAAATATGTTTTTAACATCTGATAGAGTTTTTCCATCTCTTGATTTGATGTTTGTGTTGGTGTATCGTCACCTTCACCTAAAATTTGAAATAACTCTTTAAGCTTGACTACTGGCATTCTTGTCTTATCTGATGAGTATAATTCCAACCCAATAAAAAATTTAACAACTCTACCGGTTGATTTTTTTCTGTAAAGAAACTCAGGGTCTAAACACAAAACAGTTCTTTGTGCACTTCCACCACTTGATTTATATCTAAATGATACTATTTGTCCTGATTCAATTTTTTGCCAAGATGTGTTCTTCATAGTTCTTTAATGATTCCCATCTCTACACAAGCATTCATAAACTCGTATTGTCCATATTGTTTTGCATTGTCCATATCTAAAGTGTATTCATTCCCTTCATAGATTGGGTCTTTTTGTTCTTCAGGTGATAACTTACGAACTTCTGCAAACTTCCACACCCAATTATCTTTAGTTCCTTCAGGATATATCATACCGAGTTTACCCATATTCAATATAGAAGGAAACCAATGTATTTTTCTATCATAGTCATACATAGATATCTCTCTCATCAATTCCGTTGATGACTCTTGGACTTTCTTTAAACTATCTGAATCATTCTTGTATAATGAATTACTTGCAAATCCACAAGCAAAGCACATATAAGAACTGAAATCTTCTATTTCTAATTTGTCTTCAAAACATTGTTTATCATTAAAACAATTTGGACAAGTTATTTTTATTTCTGCCATGCTATCCCTTTTTTAATGTTGGTAGTTTTAGTTTCTTTGGTTCTTTTGTTAGATTTGGTATCTTCAACTTAACTGGCTGTGGAACACCCTCTAACATTTTGTCCACGATAGATATTAGTTTTTCACTCATCTTTTCGTGTGTGAACATTTGTCTATTAACCATCATTTGTTTTTTACCTTTTAATTGATACTTTGGATAGTTTTCATACACTTGTTTTATTAGTTTACTTGCTATCCCATAATTTACCGTAGCCCAACCTGCTTCTGCATTGTGATACTCTTTTGGAAATGCACCTGCTGGAACTTTTGTCATAATGTGTGGTAGTTCTATCGTGTAGTTTTTATCTAAAAAGTCTGCTTGACCTGTAGCGATTGGTGCTAAGATTGGTTTACCACTAAATGATGCTTCTAACAATGGTCTTCCGAATCCTTCTCCGTGGGTAAATGTCAAGTGTGCTTTTACTTTAGGATGATTATACATCTGATTCATTTCTTCATCAGTTAAATCTCCGTGTAGTAAGTATACATCTGGCAAATCATCAGAGTTAATATTGTCTTTAATCATTTTTATCTTTTTCAAGATATCATTTCTATCAATAACTGAAAATCCTGCTCCACTTGTTTTCATAATCAAAGCTGGTTTCTTTTTCTTACCTTTGAAAGTTTCTAAAAATACTTTCAACATCATACCTGTATCTTTTCTATCTTCACCAAGATTACCACTTAACCAATGTCCCACATAAAGAAAACAAAAGTCATTATTTATTTTTGAGAATTGTTCTTTCACATCCTCTGACATCTCTTTTGTCTCTTTGTATATGTTTGGGTCTGCTCCTTCGAACAATACATCTAATGGTTTCTCTGTTTTTACTATACCGACAACTTTTTTTGTGTTGTTATCTAGCTTATCAAATGTAGTGTCTTCAAAACCCTTCTTTGAAAATTCTGATGTTAATATTGTTAAGTCCATACGATTGACACCATCAAACCAAGTTGCTGGCGGAATTGTATGTTCAATACCTGCTGTGATACCAATATTCTTTTTAGCTATCGGTGTAAACTCATTCGGAACAACAATATGTAAATGTACATCGGGTTGTTTTTCAAGGTTTGGTTGTCTTAAAATTCTTTTCTCAATCTCTTGATGAATAGGATTATCGTTTTCTAAAGCATTCATAGGTGTTGTTCCCCAACGAACTGCCTGTATTCTAACATCATATTTATTTGACTCAATCAAAGCTCTACAAATATCTCTTGCGTGGTTTCCATATCCACTACGAGTTCTAACTGGCGCTGTCACTAATATCATTGGTTTCATTATTTCGCCTCCATAAGTTCAAATCGTTTTCTTGGTGTCCATTTATCAAATGCAGTATTCATATGGTCTATAAATAATCCACACATTGCTTTTGCACTCATCATAGATTCTTCCCCACATACAAACTCGTGTCCTTTGAATCCTGCTTCTTCTCTATCTGATGGTGATGTTTCATACCACTCGTTTATTTTTTCAGATACATCGACATAATCTATTCTATCATCAAAGATATATGGTGTTGGTATTGAACCTTGTAATGAACGACTTCTTGGCCATACTGGTTTTACCCACTCTCCGTGAGTTAAGTCTTCATTGTGTTCCCACTTTCTCCAATCGTGTAGAGATTCAATCTCTGCATAATCTTGATAAGTAATATGTTCAAATTGTTTGTTCATACCTGATGGTGCAACATTCCATTTAAATCCACATTGGTCTTGTAATCCACCCGTAACATTAACAATAATCGGTGTTCCACTCATCAATGATTCACAAGTTCCTAATCCAAATCCCTCGTTGGATGCGATGTTAATCGTCACATCTGCTATGTTGTATAAATAATTTAGATGTTGATTAGATAGTTTTTGTGTTGAAAATATTACATTCAAATCAGGACACATAGCTTCAACCACCGCCGGTAAGTCTGTTCCGTGTTGGTCTGCTGGTTGTGTGTGTAATACGAATGCTGTTTTATCTCTTTTTTCTTTTGGTAACTTATATGCAAATTCTCTAAATGCTAAAATAGCATCTGAAGTCATCTTTCTTTTGATGTTTCTATTGTTATAAAATAAACAAAACTCTATATCTTTACCTTGAAATAATTCAGATTTCATTTTGTTCATTTCTAATCTTTCTTTTTCATTCTTTACTGGATAGAAATGCTTTTCATTGATTCCGTGTGGAACATAAGTTGAATCCCAATCTGTTCTTGGTTTGTTCTGGCATACATTCTGAACGATGTTGTGAGTTTGTTTTGAAATATTCATAATCAAATCACAACTCTCATAAAATGGTTCGTTCCACATTGGATAAGGTAAGTCATCCCAAATATTGTAGTAATAAATTGGAATGTGTTGTCTTACTTCGTGTTCCATATCATACAACCACTTCCAAAATCTTGGGTCTGTATAATGTAGAATAGCGTCTGGCTTTTCTACCTCTAATAAATTTCTTAGTAACTCTTGATTACCATATCCATCAACTGGATATAGTTTTACATAGGCGTCTTCAACACCTGTTTCTTTTCTAACAGTATCACACATATCAACTGTTTTATTAGCATCTGGATGTTTTATTGCTCCAGCGATTTGAACCCAATCATATTCTTTGATAGTGCCCATAACAATCTCTCTTGACATTGTTCCAACACCACTTGACATTCTCAAGTCATCTGATAGTAATAATATCTTTTTCTTTTTTACTTCTGAAACCTTTTTTAATTTTGGTAATTGCATAGAACCTCTTTAATATTTTGAACCACTTTCCTCTAAATTTTCATATTCCATAACTTTTTTCGCAAACTCTTCATCATAAACAAATAAATCTATACTACGATTTACCAATTTCTGTAATGAAAAGTCCTCTCGTATTGATTTCTCTCTAAACTTCTTATAGAGTTCGTCAATGACTTTTACTGATGTTAATTTTTCTTCTTTGTTTTTACTCATAATTGTTCTGTATATATGTATATATAAATATCATCTTTAACTCAAAATAACAAACTTTTTATTTATTTTTTTACAATATTCTAATGCGGACTTTGTTCCGTTTGTTATTACTCCTTCTTTACAAAATGCCACGACTTTGTCTGAATACTTTACTAAATCTTTATTTCTCTTGTGATAATAACCCACATTGTAAGGTTTCCCATAATTGTAAGCTTCCATTACACAATGCATATTATGTGGTTGGTGTTGTGGTGGGAATTCACTATAAGGTATTTTAAATTCCAATGCGAACTTCTTTGCGTATTTATCTGCTCCGTCTTTGGCACCACCACTAACTACTTCTACATTAGGATGTTCCATTTTTAATCGAAACATAAAATTTTTTATTTGGGTTTTATTTGTGTAGGTTCTACTACCTATGATTGCTATTTTCATCGTCGTTTCTTTTTTGTTTTTTTGGTAGTCTATCTGCGATTGTGAATTTGAATGTCTTTATGTATTCATCCAAACCTTCTAAAATGCCAGTCTTGGGTTCTGAATATCTCCATTGGAATCTTGAGTATTGAATGAAGTTACTATCTGAAACTTCTCTTGGTATTATATCATACCAAATAAAATCAACTGGTCTGTCGAAGAACTCAGGAACAATAATGGTTTTACTTTTGAAGTCTCCTTTACTTTCCCAATCGACGATGAAATCTTTTAAACGACTTAAATCAACTTTATCTTTATCTCTATCATACCATAAGTATATTTCAAATGGTGGCATATAATCTTTGTTGTTTATCTCTTTTAACTTATCAAGAACCTCTGCTTCATAGTTCGTTCCTAAAAAGTCTGATAACTTTAATCTTAATACTGGCACTATCATTATAAATCCTTACAACTTCTGCACTTCTTGTGCTTTTCACATTTTTCATAGTCGTGTGAAATGATTTTACCTTTGTCATCATAACACTCATCTATAAACTCTTGTAACCTATTCATAACCTTATTAACACTTGGTTTTCCACTTGCTGGCGAGAACGCCTGAATTCTTTTCTGTGGATACATCATATTTTCATATAATCTTCTCTTTAATATTAAATATTCAACATCTATTTTATCTTCTGATATTTCTAATTGTTTTGCCATAAAGTGTTTATACAATAATAACTGATTGGTTTTGTTCTTGTCGGCTTTCATATACTTGTTCCAACCCATAGTAGATGATTTGATATCAATGATTTTCATACGACCCGTTTTCTTGTCGTGTAGAACAACATCCATATAACCAACAAACTTCATATCTTTAGGTAAGTCATAGTTTAGATTCATTTCGATACCGACTAACTCGGTGTCTTTCTTTTTGAAGTGACTGCCTTTTCTTTTCAAGAACTCCTCAATGATATTGAATCCGTCATTGGTAAACTCAATCATTTCTTTTTGGTCAACTTCAAACTCATCACCATATCTTTCTTTAGATTCTTTATACAATTCCTTCATACGATAAATCAGAATATCGTGTAGTGGTAAGGCGTCTGCCTCTTTGATTGTTCGTTCGTAATAACATACTAAATATGCCTGAATAGTCTCGTGAATAGCACTACCAAACAATGTGTAGATATTACCTTTGAAAGTCTCTGCTTTATCTACATAGTTTGCTTTCCAAGTGTAAGGACATTTGTCCCACATTGCGAACTGACTATAACTTATTTTGCCCATTTGCCTCTTGCTACGACTTTTGCCATAACTCCATAATTTGATATATCTGAAAAACTATCCACCACACTTTCATTTTCAACTGCGTGGTTGTTGTCTCTCATCAATAATGTTTTTAATCTTTCTATCTTGTCATTCATACGAAACCAAATACCCAACATAGATAATTTAATATCTTCTTTGGTCTTTAGTATTGTCCCAACTGCTATATTTTGTGGGCCGTAGTCGTATTGTTTCTTACAAAATAATTCATACTGTTCTCGTTGTATGTTCTTAAATTCACCTGTCATTTCAGGATATGTTTTTTCCATATACTCAATTACATCAGAATATTCTGACTCTGGTGCTTCTCTTGGAAAATCCAAAGCTGAATCTGGCATACCTTTAGGGGTATCTTTAATCATTATTTACTCCATATTTTTTTTAGTTGTTTTTCGTCTACACCATACTTTGATATAACTGAATATACGACATCTTTACCCATTATGTCAAGCGTTTTTTCAATATTTTGTGAACTTTCTTCAAAATACTCACATAATATATCCATAGCCCACTTTTCTATCTTGGACTTCTTCTTTGATTTAACATATGGTAAGTATGTATTTCCTCTTGGTAGTAGATTTGTATAGAACTGATAAACTGATTTTGGTTTCAGTTCCCAATATTGTTGTATTTCGTTTACAACTTCTATCCACTCGGCTTTCATTGATAAAAATCTATGCACCATATAATTAGACCAAGTCTTTTTATCGGCGTCTGTAATGTTGTCCCAATACAATTGGTTCTGAACATTAGTAATTTGTTTTATATGGTCAAATAGTGATTTTGTTTTCATAGTGAATAACCTTAGATATAAATAAATATCTTGTATGAATCTGAAAATGTATTTTTTTTAATATTGGTTTGTCATTTCCGTTCTTGGAAACGAAATCTTGTGTTTACTATAATCCATACTATCTTGGTAAAGTTCATTTACTTCATCAGAATATTTGTATTTACTGACATTATCTTTAACATAAATATTGTTTCTTGCAACGAAGTCTAAATCATCAGTATCATTTAGTAATTGTTTATCACCTTTTGTAATCTTAAATCCATACTCAACATCAAGTTCAAATTCATCTCCATCAGATTTGAGTGAGAAATTACAATTAAAGTGTGAGTCTTTTAAATTGTATCCTTTGAAGTTATCTCTAATGATAAAGTTAATGTTGGATTTACTCGTAACATTTGCTAACACCCAAGCAAAACCCTTGATTGTTTTTATAAGTTCATTTTCAATAGTATCAACGATATTATTCTGTTCCGTTGATATTAAAAATTCTTTTGTGAAAATACTATTATCTTTCTCTTGTTTTAATTCCACCTCTATATTATTAACCTGTAAAGAGTTTTCTCTAATTCTTGCTCTGTAATATGGTGGCTTTCCACCCTTTTCTTTTGGTGTGGCATATGAAAAGTCATCACCGATTAAATCTTCACCCTCTTTTGTAAATTGAAATGACTTCAACATTACCTCTATAAAAAATGCTTTTAAGTGTCTAATCATCAATGTATTTTTGTAATCATTAGAAGTCCAAGCGTTCAAAATTGTTTTTTCCTTTGATACATCAAAATCATCTCTATAAACATCTAATGGTGTGTGGTCTAATATATCAGTTGACTGCATTAAGTTTAGCAACCCATTATTTTCAAAGTATTTGTGATTATCATATAGAAACTTTAGTTGTAACATAAAATCCATATGATTTTCTTTTGGATAACCCGGTATCCAATTTGCATTATAAAATACATTACTCTCGTGAGCTGATTTCAAGAAGTGACTAACATCATCAGAAGTCTGTCCCTTTTCCATCAATGCCAGTATCTTATTCACTCCATTTTCTACACCAACATTCATATAATTTAGTCCAACATTTACCGCTCTTGATAACAATTCCCCATCAAGTTTTTTATGTGTTCTAAAGTGTCCACCCCAATACATTTTTGGTATATTTCCACTCTCTGTTTCTTCTTCTAATTTATTGATAAACTTTTTAAATAGTGGCATTGACCCATTAATTAATGAATCTGTAAACCAAAAGTTGTTTATGCCTGTTTTATTTTCTAATCCTTTCATCTCATCAACAATCTTTTCATTATTTTTGTATCTGTATAATCGTGTTTCACTACAAAATGTGCATTTAAAAGTGCAACCTCTTGATGTTTGCATTGGTAACGTAACTTCTAAATCAAATAGTTCTGCTAATTTTTTATAATCATCTATTACTTTGGTGTCCCAACTTGGTATTTCTAATTCGTTCAAGTTTTGTGGTAATACACCACCATTGAATACTGGCTTTCTACCACTACGACCTTTTTTCAATACCGTAGGAAAACTTGGTGTCATTTTATCCCAACGATAAATACCTTTTACATTTTCATAATGTCCGTCTTCCATATAACGATTTACTAATTCAGAAATAATTTTTTCTCCATCACCCGAACCACAAGCCACATCTACAAATTCTCTGTAATTATCATTTTCAACTAATCCACTACAATCAGAATACCAAGAGTAAGGGCCACCATACCAAATCTGTATGTTCCTATTTTTTTCTTTTAGATATCTAGCGATGTAATCCGTTGTGATAATATTCGATGTGTAAGTTGTAAATGCAACAACATCATAAGTTGATAATATTTCTATATACTCGTGCCACAAATCTTTAAAGTGTGGTAAGATTTCATCTTTGAAGTTTGCTTCTGAATTCCAAGGTGTATCATTACCCCAATCCCAAAACTTTTCTATGTTTTTTTCTTTAGTGTATAACGAACTTCTAATGTTTAAGTCAACTTGGTCAACTTCGACATCCTTGTTGTTAATGTGTGATTTTAAACTACCAATTGCAAACGAAGGTGTTTGAACTGACCATTGTGGACATATACATAATGCTAATCTCATACAAAACAATCTCCTAACATCCAAGTTATCAATGAATATCGTCTTCCTTTTGTGATTGGTGTAACTCTATGTGATAAGAATGCAGGAAAGATTGTAATACTTCCTCGTGTTCTTGGTGCGATATAATTATTTTTTCCTGATTTGTCTGTGATACCAAATTCTAAATTTCCACCCTCATATTTTGTTTCGTCTGATAGTTGAATTATCGCTGTTAATTTTCTTGTAGAAGTTTCTTTTGAACCACAATCAGTATGCCATTTATATTTACCACCATTTTCATATCGTAGTATTTTTACCTTTTCTAATTCTTGTATGTTGTACTTCCAAATAGATTGATTGGATAATTCGAGTATCATTTTTAATTTATTTTTAAGTTTTTCGTTTTTAATCGTAACTTCTTTGTTATCACGAACTTCTTTGTTCAGAATATTCTCGTCATAATTACCAGCAAGTTCTGATTCAGTTGGTTGACCTGTTTCTAAATATCTCATTAGTTTCTGGCATTGACTCAATGATAGAAAGTCCTCTTTATGAACTACAAATTTAAAGTTGTCGTTTTGTATCATACGAAAGTATCCCCTACTGCCCAAGCAACACAAGAGTATCTTTCACCTTTTGTTATCTCGGTAATTTGATGTCCTGCAAATGCCGGATGTATAATTAATCTACCTGGTTTTTGTTCAATAGTCTTTCCGTCAAATAATTTAAACTCTCCACCCTCATAATCATCATTTAAAGATACAATACAAGTTAATTTTAATGAACTGAATTGGTCTATTGGATAAAAATCAGAGTGTGGATTATACCAATCTCCTACATCATATCTATGGCATTGTAATCTATTTCTATAAATACCTTTGATATCATAATGATAATGAACTTGGTTTGCAACTGAAATGACTTCCCAAAACTTATCTAAATATTTTTGTTCATCAGTCTTATTGATATTTAACAAACAAATACTATCTTCTTTTTCAAAATATTTAGTTTTCTTTCTTTCAGAATTTTTATTTACTTTGTCAATGATATAGTCGCACTCTTCTTTTGAAAAGAAATCATCTTTTGTTATTACCCACTTGAAATTATTATTTAACTTCAAAGATTCCATATCTATTGGTTTATACATTTTTTATCTTATTTGAAGTGGTCTCCGATAAATAACTCTTGAATTACATATCGTTTACCTTTACTAACTGGCACCACATTATGACATAGAAATGCCGGAAATAATGTTAATGAACCTTTTAATTTGTTCATTGTATACCACTCTTTTGTATCTTTGTCTTGGATACCGAACTGAACATCTCCACCCTCGTATTCACTTGGGTCTGTCAATTGAACAATTCCTACTAATTTTCTTACTGAACAAGTTCCTGCATTAAAGTCTGTGTGCCAACCATAGAATCCACCCTTTTGATATTCTATTAACTTTAACTCGTTGTCACACGCATCAATGTCAAAATGGAATACACTATCATTGACAATATTTGCCATTTGAAACATTTTGTCTTGTAACCATTTCCAATCTTTATTTGGTTTCGTTGGTCTGAATTGATTCTCTTCTTGTTCACATAAATACCACTCATTAGTTTTTCTAATCTCTGGTATAACTGCGTTTTTACCTTGTTCATCTCCGACGCAACCAATCACATCTTGTTCTGATTCCATAATGTCTTTTAACAATTCATCACATTTTTCTTGTGATAAAAAGTTTGGAATTTGAATTAAATATTTAAAGTCGTTATTCTGTTTCTGACTCATCTGATACTAAAACCCTATTCGCAAAGTAATTCTTGCCGTTGTCTGTTTTGTTAATGTTGTATGTTTCTACAAGTCCGTCAATCTTCTCAACACTAACCACACTTAGTTTGTTTAACTCATCATTTAAAACTTTATCACCGACCTCTAATGGTCTGTAATCTGAATCTATGTATGAATCACTCGCAACATAAAATGGATGGTCATCTGTGGCCACAATTTCGGTATTATCACTAAACTTATATTTGATTAAATTGTCGTGTAATACTTTTACAATCTCTAAAACCGTTGAGTTTTGTAATTTACATTCCTCAACATCATAGGTTTTTATTTTAGCTCCCAACTCAATGTGTTTAATTTTATGATAAGTTCCATCTGATAATGTAATCATTGTATCTCCCGTGAAACATTTACCTGGTGGAATATTGTGAACCAATATATCTGATGTGAAGTATGTATCAATATCCTCAACATCTAATGAATAGAAAGTTTCTTCTTGTGCTACTTCTGTTTTTGATGTTACTTCGACTTCGTTTGCGTCTTTATCTAAAAAGTAATCTCCAATCTCTATGTCCTCTGGTGTTCCCCAACTCCAAGTATCTCCTTGTTTAAGAAAGTATCTACCACCTTTCATCATAGCTTGTTTCATCACTGGTATTTTGATACTACCATTTATTAAATAATATCCATAATATTCTTGGTTATAGTTTCTAACCACAACTGAACCTGATGCTACTGAACCACTTAAATCTGTTGAACTATAACTCAACCAATCCTCAAAGAAAAATTCATCTGGCATTCCAGCTGGTTTGTATGATTTAACAACATCACCAACTTCAACATCTTGAACTTGTTTAGTTGAGTTATCAAACATCTGAATTGAACTACCACTTGCAGTTGAGAATAATAAAGCGTTTTGTATATGATATCTATCACCACTCAATACAAATTTAGGTGCATATGAAAAATCAAATCTGTCTTTATCTCTTAGTAAAATATGTTTATCTGGTGTTAATAGAAACTCTTGCTTGGTAGTCTTTAAATATCCTGTGTTACTCAATGTGCTACCACTTGGAACAATATATGTTTCAATCAATGCTGAACCACTATCTATTGAATTTTGGTAAGTTGGGTTTGATGAATTGTATTTATGAAATAATATTGTATTATCAAACGCTGTTCCGTCTGTATTCGGGTCTTTAATAACAAAGTCAGGATGATATGCATTACTATCTGAAAATGAACCCGTATTAAATATTGGAACCACACTTGCACTTTCAGGTGATGAACCTAATATTGTTCTAAATACATTTTTATTGAATGAACCACTAACTATGTTTAATAATGTATCATCACTAAACCAAGGTGTTTGCATAAATAAGTGAAAACTACCTGTGTGGTCATTACTACCTCTTTCTGAAAAGTATGGTAGTGATGTATTTTCTGTAAAATCAAAACTACAACTTATGTTGTGTCTTGCAAAACTTGAGCTGATTAGTGGTTGTTGGAATGATGAAGGATTTTCTTTTATAGCGTCGTTTTGTCCATAAATGTATACTTTTGAACAACCCTTTTCATTTGCATAGTCTGAGATTAGGTTAAATGAAGCTGTTTGTTCATTGTAAGAACCATAAACACCACAAGCGGTGTTCATCTCGTTTAAATATATGTTATCCGTAGTTTCCTCTTTGATGTAATCAACACCTGCCATAATACCAATATTAGTATTTGTTGGCCATCCACCACCACTTCCTGTGATATAATTTAAATAATTTTCTATTTTTGTTTGTACTGACATAATTTTTTCCTATGTATATAAATATCAGATATCTTCTAATTTAGTATAATAAAAGATATTCTCTTGTCTCATAACCTTTAATGCTGGTTTATTCCAACTTTCTAACATAATTGAAGCACTTTTGTATCCTCTTTTGATAACTTCATTACATCTCAACCATACTAAATCACTACCCAACCCTTTATTTCTATGTTCTGGCATTACATAACGATTACACAAATATGGATGTTTTTTATTCCAATCTATAAAACACCAACCACCTTCAACTAAATAGAATGACCACCCATCTTGTAATCTATTTTCTAAATTAGTAAGTGTCCACTCACTCCAAGGTTTTCCAAATGAATCTTTAAAGTTATCCAACTCTTTATCTATCATTTCGATTTGTTCCCATTTTATATCATTGTAGTTTGTAAACTCTTGATATTCTGGAACTTCTTTTGGTTCGTAATTAGTTAGATTTATCTCGTAATACATTTGTTAATCCTATTAATAGGTATTTAGCCAGTCTTTTATGTTGTTCTTCCGTTGGATGAATCTTATCCTCTACCAATGTCATAATCTCCATTGAGTTTAGAAATGAATCTGGCAACATATCAAGTTCATTTTCTATTGGCATAAACTGAATTAGTTCGTGTCCAAATTGTTTACATAAAGAATCTACACTCCAAATATACCTTAATAACTTTTTATTATCAACATCATCGTTTTGAAATTTTGTATAATACTCTGATGAATAGACTAAACTTTCTTTTTTTGAATTTTGTTTCTTAAAGTCGGTATTGAAGTCTGGCACAATTCCCCTAAACATATTTCTTTTCTCACTCCAATATTCTGTTCTATGTGGAAAAGTCCATTGTATAGTATAAATAGTTTTCTTTTTATTATTTATCAGGTGGTCAAAGAATGTTCTAAAGATTCTGTCATTACTACCACCTCTCCAACCATTGTTCTCAACATCAAAATCTAAAAACGAACCCAATATATAAGGATAACTTTTTTTAGATGCCTTTTCATATTTTAATTTAAGTGGCATATAGTTTCGTTTGTCTGATTTATCATTAAACCAATCTGGTAAATCATCTAACTCTTCACCAAATGTGAAACTACAACCAAATGAAGTTATTTGCATTTTTCCTCTATAACTTTCTTTAATTTTTTAGCGTATAATTCGTGAGACTTTGGTCCTGGATGATGAGTGAGTGTGTAATCCACACAATCAAATTTTACATCTACAAAATCATCTGGCACATCTGACTTTGCGTCTCTATGTTTTCCCCAAGTTCCCCAAATAATTTTATCACGACCAACAAATTTGTTTATCATTTCGTAATGATGTAATAAACTGAAATAAATATTATACTCATTATATTTGAAATCTTCTGGAACACTCCAAGATTTATAAACAACTCCATCATCATCAAACCAAATTCTTCTAAATGTATGTGGAATTGTAATGATGAATAATTGTCTTCTTGATTCTGGTATATAAACTTCAGTTAGTTTCTTGGCTGCAAAATCTAAACCTGTTCCACCACCAGCGTAATTGTGAATCGCTGTATTTTCATCACCCAATAAATGTGCAAAAGTTTCCTCTTGTTTTAAATCCCAACCATAAGTCCAACTACAACCAAGAGTGTAGATTTGTCTTCTGGCATTTTCATCATTATAGATTGGGTCGTGTTGTCTATCACCATCTAACCTACCATTGTTATTTTGGTATATGTTTAGACCTTCTTCTTTTCCGTCTTCATATACTCTATAATCATCATAGTAGAGTTTTTCTACATTGTATCTAATCTTCTTGTTCATTATACCAACCACTATCTCTCATTATGGTTTTTATTTGTTCAGCATACAATCTGTGAGATTCGGGACCTGGATGTCTTCCTGCATAGTCGTGTAAATCAAAAAATACATCTATCATTTTCTTTGGTATCTCGTCATCCCAAGTTCCCCATATGATTTTGTCTCTACCTATTAAACGATTTAGGATTTCATAGTGATGATAGAAATATAAGAAGTGATTATATTCGTTGGTTTCTGCAGCCACTGGCTTGTCCCAAGTTCTAC